CTCCATTAGCCTTCAAGTTAGTAGCTGTCTGCGATCCTACTCCCCAAACTTCATCAATGCCTTGTCGAACCTGAGTATCAGTCATGTCAACCATGTTAGCCCAAGTCATGCTCTGCCACTTAAGCCATGAATTCGCAATATCTCCAGAAAGAACTCCAGCAGGATTTGCAGACCAAACAATCGCAGAATTCATTTGACCAATAGTTACTACTGGACGCCAAATCAAAGTAGGAGTTGTAAAAGTTTGATTTTCAGAACCTGTAATTAACTGATTGTACCAGTTGGCAATATCTGCATTAGTATCACTGTTATTAGGTAGCACATTAATTGCAGTACCTCCAATAGTGTTTGTATTGGCTGTAATGTGATTTTTAAGAGTAGTATAATTTGCAGATGTTAAGGGCATTATTTAATCTCCTTTGAATCATAAACTCCAGTTTCCAGTTTCATATTCTTACCACCAAGAGCCTTAGCTAGACCTGCAAGTTCTTGATCAAGCTTCGCAAGTTTAGGATTGAACTCCTTGATTACTTTCCGTGCTTCAACCAACTTAGGATCGTTGATCAACTTTTCATAGGTCTCACGAGCAGGGGCAACTACCTTGAGAAGCTCTACCTTTTCAGCAGATACTTGCTTGAATAGTTCCTTCAAGCGTGGCATTTTATCTTCCATTTGAATTTCTCTTTTCTGAGTCAGCCATCGCCTTGCGATAGCCTCGGAGGTAAGTTTGAACAAAGCCGTAGAACTTGCCATGATCTTCACAGTGTTCTGCGATACAATGACCTTGCAGACTAAAGGTAGTCGGAGATGATATAAAGGAGCTTCCCTCCCAAGTACCAGGAATCTCAAGCAAATAGACTTTACCTACTTCAGGATGCCACTCGAAGATAAATTGTGGAAATGCTGGAGTAGTATATTTTGGTATTTTTTTAAGTAAAGGAAATGTGTTTAACATGGCAAGTAGATTTATCGATCTTACTAATCAAAAATTTACAAGACTTACAGTAATAAGTCTTAAAGAAATCACTTCAAAACATGTAGTTATGTGGAATTGTAAATGTGATTGTGGTAAAGAATTAATTGTAAGAACATCTTGTTTAAGAACAAAGAATACACAGTCTTGTGGATGCCTCTTAATTGACTCTGCTACAAAACACGGACATAATAAATCTCAAACTTCAAAACCAACCCCAACTTATGTATGTTGGCAAGGAATGATCCAGAGATGCTATGACAAGAATTTCAGTCGTTATTATTTGTACGGAGGACGAGGAATTGAAGTTTGTGATCGTTGGAGAGATTTCAGAAACTTTCTAGCTGATATGGGAGAAAAGCCAGATAAGATGAGTATTGATAGATATCCAAACAATGATGGAAACTACGAACCTAGTAATTGTCGCTGGGCAACTATGAAACAGCAAGGACAAAACCGAAGAACTAATAAGTTACTTATACATAATGGCGAATCAAAAAGTGTTTCTGAGTGGGCTGAAATAATGGAAGTTCCAAGATCTGTATTTCAAGATCGAATTAGATTGGGCTGGTCAGATTCTGCAATCATAACCACCCCATATACTCCAAGAACTAAGCAACGGTAAATAAGCTACTCCCGAAGTCGAGAGTTAGCGTCTCGCCGTCCGCCAAACTAATGTTACTACCATAATCAAAGAATGCGGTGAGTGGGTCGGCTGGTGAAGTGGGAGTATCGTCGAAAATCACAACGTAGCGAAAAGTGGCAACACTTCCTCCACCAGCAGTTAATACTAAATCTGTAAGAACTAAAGAATATGTTCCGCTTGAATGAGTAGAAGATGAAGTAGTGATATTTCTTGAACTAAGGTTAGTATATGAAATCTCAGTTAGATCCGCAATAACACTATTTCCTGCAACTGGAGCATTTGCTGCCGCCGTTAATGCAACTTTAAATTGGTCGGTGCCACAGTTGGCGACCTCAACCATATTCTCAGCCCAGGCATTAAATTTTTGATATGAGGCCATTCTTTAATATCCTTTATTTCTTTCCTGTAAGCTCAAAAAACTTAGTATCAAGCTTCTCAAGAGATTGGTTAATACTATTCAAAAACTCCAACAATTCAGGAGTATGATCCACTTCAGACTCTTTCACTTCAATAGGTAGAACAAGTTCTTCAACTACAGGTTGTACTACCGTAACTTGTTCCGGTTCCTCAAGAACCTTTTCAATTACGGGTTCAGTAGAGCACTCAACAGACTTAGGTTTCTCAAATCGATCAGGATAACAATCATGACCAAACTTCTGAACCTTCAAGATCTCATTCGCAATCCTCTTGGTCTTCTTGGCAGCATATTTCTTAACTCTTGTATGCTCAATCAAAGGATCTTGATCCTTAATAGTCTTATCCCATGAGTAAAGAGTCTCAAGACAGTGCTTGATGAATCTTGCTCCGAGTGGCCATCCTTGCATCGGATCTGTCTCTACAACTCCCACTTGTTCATTCTTCTCAACTGGCTTCACAGCCTCAAAAGTAGCCCCTGGACTCCAGACTTTCAAAGGTGCCTGCAAGTATCCAAAAGCCTTCTTGAAGCTATCTGTGACCGGCTGTCCATCCACATGTCCACGATGAAGATGCATCGAGATTGCATCTGCATTCGCAGGGACTGAGACCACTGACCATTCGGTCATGTCCCACTCATGGAATCGAAGCTGAGGAAAGAAGCCCCCATCTTTGAAGTAGATCAACTCTTCGCCGTGCTCGTTCTCATCCTCACGGCCCTTTTCAGGTTTAACGTTGAGGATCACGGCTTTAACAGGTAAGAATCCAATAGACGCAGCTTGAAGTTCCTTCCGACAGATCAACCGAAAAATGAGATCAGACTCAGCCGTCTCGCCGTGGAAGAAGCAAGTACTCTTAATCCACTCGTCGTGGATTTCAACGGCAAGGTTTCCTTCCGGAGTACGAGCCGAACCAATCGGGATTTCTGTAGATTTGTGACCAAAGAAAACACGAGGATTGCGACGGTAATTTTCCAGGTAAGGCTCGCACCCACGCGGGATGACAATATCCCCATAACGATCCTTCCTTGGAGTCGTGATACAGAAGGTCGCCGTCATCTTCCCTTCATCGATCTCAACCGGAGGAAGACCAGGACCGTCTGCATCAAGAGAAAGAGTGATCCCATCAGGCTGAATCCTGACACAAGATCTCAAGATCCCATCAGAAGGAAGATTACAACCTTTCGAGCGAAGTTGAGATCCGATCAGTTGCTGCCGTTGAGGGAGAAACTCATATACATTAAAATCAGACATTCAAATTACTCCTCGGTTCCCCAAAGAGTTCCCGTAATAGTTCCCGCTCCGGATCCCGTAGCCTTCAAAACTTGATCAGCAACTGCACTCAATTTCCCATTTCCAAGATCAAACGTATAAGGAGTTGCAGCTACCAGAACTGGAGTTCTGAAGAGGAAGTTACCAGCACCAGCCGCATTATCTTCAAAGAGAATACTAATGGCTGTTGAAGCTGAAATAGTACCTCCCATCAAGCGGAACTTCTTACCTGAAGCTGGAGTCCAGGCAGTCACAATCGAAGCAGTATTCAAAGCTGAAAGACTGGTATAAGTATTTGCAACTCGAACGAGATCCCAGGTAGCTCCATTAAACTTCATCTCCATCGAACCGAGCTTACTCTGAGATGGATTCACAAAAGCATCCGCCATTGTTGCCATCGCACCAACAGTCACATGCAAACGACCGTTGGCATCAACACCAAGAGGTTCATAGTCCCCGTCAGTACCACCAGCCGACCGATCGGTCGCAGTAGCGGCTCTAACGGCCAGGGCCATGACCCCAACATCACCTGAAGTATGAGCAGCATCTTCTGCTTTACCAAGCGAGGAAGCAGCCGTACCAGCAGTCACAGAGCCTACATTGACCCACAAACGACCAGAAGCATCGACCTGGAGCGGCTCGTAGTCTCCATCGGTATTACCTGCGGAAAGGTCTGTAGCCGTTGCTTGACGAACAGCAAGAGCCATCACACCAACATCAGACGAGGAGTGGGCCGCATCCTCGGCCTTTCCCAAAGAAGTCGCAGCAACTCCAGGCACAACCGAAGTGACATCAACATCTCCAATGTCCACTCCAGAGTTAGCCGTCAACTTTCCAATGCCTGCTGTTCCAGCAGCAAGCTTCCCGATCTCAGCAGTCCCTGCAAGCAACGTGGTTGAATGCTGAACAATGAAGGGATCACCATTGGATCCGTCTCCTGTTGCTTTAATCTCTTTAGTTGCAGCAGCATAGTCTTTTACCAAAAGGTTGGCCAATTTAATATTCCTTTTTTATCAAAGTTTGTTATAATGAAAGAAACAATTCTTATAGAGGTTATTATGCCAGCATTTGTTGATCTTACTGGACAAAGATTTGGAAGTTGGACAGTCCTTAATCTTCATGGAAGAGATAATCAAAAGAAGCCAACTTGGTTTTGTCGATGTGATTGTGGAACCGAACGAGTGGTTAAAGGATCACCATTAAGAATGGGAGCTTCTCAATCTTGTGGGTGTTCGAAAGGAGTTCCAATGGAAATGCACGGTCTATCAGGAACTCCGGAACATATATCCTGGACTAGTATGAAAAGCAGATGTGACGATAAAAAGAACATTGCCTACAAATACTATGGTGAAAGAGGAATATCTTATTGTAAAGAATGGGAAACTTTTTCAACATTCTTGCAAGACATGGGACCAAAACCAGGACCAGAATATACTTTAGATCGAATAAGAACTAATGAGGATTATAGTCCAAATAACTGCCGATGGGCAACTATGAGTACACAAATCAACAACCGAAGATGTGTTAAACGATACACCTACGAAGGACAAACCTTAACAATTAAAGAATGGGCCGAACTGCTCAACATTCCACATATGAGAATTTATCATAAGATTCGAAGAGGTAAAACATTTGAAGAAGCAATTAAATAATTACAGCATAGCTTGAGGTATGTTGAGTATCAAAACTCATAGCTAGTGCATAAGAAGCAGGATCAACTATAGTTGTTGATGTAATCCAGAACACTTTCTGAGTTGCAGCAGAGGCAATCACAAAAATCTGATTGGTAAATTGAGCAAAGGCTCTTCCAAGAGTAATCGATGCTCCTGGAGGAAGTTCAAAACCATCAGTAGCAGCAGCAGATCCGGCAGTTACAGAAGCAGAGTCTCCAATGAAGATTTCTTCACCTGTATTATTAATGTCGGCTCTTAATGTAATGTCATGAACAATAGGATAACCGAGCACTGTTAAAGGCAGTGCCGCAGTTCCTGCTGTAAGAGAACCATGTGCCATATTTAATCTCTTTCCTTATCTGATTCATCAGCCAGCTTAGGATCTTCCGGCTTAGGTTTCTTGGGTTTACTTTCAGGATCTTGATGCTCGCCACCTTGAGAAGTTGTCAAAGGCTGCATTGAAACAGGCATGAAAGGTTCATCTGCCCACTTATCAGGCCAAGGTTCCCTTCCTTGAAGGATCCGAATTTCATTAGGGCTGATAGCTCCTGCCATGAGGGAGGTCTTAATCTCTCGATCGGTCTGAGCCGGATCATCTGGAGTAAAATCATCCCACCAAATCTTTAAATTCTCATCAAACTCCCACGCAAGCTTCTCAGTCATCACTTGACCAAGGAAGTAACAAAGAGGAGCAAGAGTCAATGAACAGAATCCCGCCTGAGCAGCCCCAATACTTCCATAAGTCATCCCTTCCATGATGCCTGCAATGAGAGCAGGAACTCCAAAAAGAGCCAGGATATTATCTCTGGTCTCTTGAGCAGTATCTCCAAACACCATCTTGTTAGGTTCGATGGTTAAAGGAGCAACCTTGACGCCGGGAGGAAGAAAGAGTGGCCTATTAGAATTCATCTCTCCTACATAACGAGCAATAAATTTCTGTTCGATTCTTCGTAACTGTTCATCAGAAGGATCATTAAGAGACCCGTCAAACTGAACAGCAACAGTAGGAAATGATCCATTCTTATAAGCTTGATGTTTGGATCTATTAACCGAATCTTGAACATCAATCCACTGATTACCAGCAGTTAACTTCGAAAACCCATCGATCTTGGAGAGTGGAGACTTGTATCTGAAATGAATGATCTCTTCAGCGGGGATTGTCCGCCGCATGTAGTTACCTTCAGTAGGTCTTAACTCCCATGCTTCATAGAACTTATTCTTCCCAATGATCGGCCACATCCAATGAGAAGGCACTACCCAAATAGCAGAAGGCACCCCAAGTTTATTCTTGGGAACCCACCAGTAGGCATTGCCTGTTAATCCAAGAAAAAGGATCGTCTCATAAAAGAGATCATAACTAGTGTCAGGTTCGTTGGGGTCTCTTAGGAGTCTAACGAGAGGATGATTATCTTCACAGTTCTTAAGAGTCTGATAGGACAATAAAGGAGTAAGGGCCTTTCTTCTTTGTCTTTCAGAAATCTTCTTATCGGTCGTAGTGAGGTAGGAAACATTGGGGATTTGAGTTGCAATCTTGGAAGCGATACGATCTATGGCGATATAGACCCAATGCTTGAAAGTATTAACCTGTTCATGCCGATTATCTCGCCAGTAGTTAACAAAGGGAGTCGTAGTCGGACTGTAAGTAACTAAAGACGACAGCTCCCGAAATGGAGCTTTCCCTTTAGGTTGCTTATCCTTATTGGGCTTCCGACGATGGCGACTCATACTTTTAAATACCCCTGTAAAGTGCTATTATGACAGAAACTTCTTAAAGAATCAATGAAAGGTCCAATAAATGACTAACTATGAAAGTTTAGAAGATGATCTAGAGTTTATTTTAGAACAAGCAAAGAAAATCAGACGGGAACGAAACATTAATCCTACCCAGATTGATGCAATGATCAAAGATCTGGATAAGCAATGGTCAGAAGGTAGACTCTCTGTTGGACAAATGAGGCACCGACTTTATGATTTGGATGATCAATTTGAGAATATAAAGAAAGACGCAATTGCTGCATTTAAACTTCAAGAAGATTTTAAGAAACAAGCTTCAATCTCTAAAGGAGTTATTCAACGTCTGAAGGGAACTCCCGTTGGAAGTATTTTTGAAGAAGCGAGAGGATCAGGAGACTTTGTACTTAAATTAAAAAAAGCTCTTAAGGATAAACCTGAAGTTCAAAAATATCTTGCTAATAAATCCAATATAGACATGATTCAAAGGCTCTTCAAGAATAATCTTAATCTCTTTATAAATGAAAATCAACAACTAAGTTATATCGAAGGTCTTGGTAGAGTTGCAGATCTAGCTAAAGTATCAACAGGAACGAGCGGACTTGTTGGAACTAAAGCTGATACTCTAAGTTATAAGTCCGACATCGAAACCAATAAAGAAGCTGAATACTTCGATAAGTTAGCAGGTAGTCTTCGTAAGAGAGGATATCTTCCAAAGAAATCTGAAGTCATTATAGAAAAACTCAAGAAGATGAACAGGAATGAGAGAAAGGAAGCTCTTAAACTTTTTGAAGCAAAGGGACTCTTACAAACCTTTGAACCTGAACGATTCTCTGGAAGAGAACCGTCTGATGCAGAAGCTCGGGAGGCAATCAATCGAGGGCTTCTTCAAAGAGGAAGAGGTAAGTATCAGAACCCTGAATTAGCAAGAATTCCCTTCGGAAAGTACAAAGGAACAGGAAAAACTCTTGCAGATATCTATGCAGAGAATCCAGGATACATTGCCTATATCTATGACAAGATCGCAAACCTCGGGTCTTCTGAATTCAGAAATCCCAAGAATAAAAGACGATTCGAAAAGTTCATGGATGTCTTTCAAGACTTCTCGAAGATGTCCTATGTCCAGAATCTCTTGAAGGACCATGCGGAAGATCGAGGGGTCTTTTCTCCAGCAGATCTCCATCGCGGCAAGGATCAAAACGACCCCAAGACCTGGGAAAGAGGTAAGAGAAGCAGCGAGCCAACCGGATCAGGATTCGCTGTCAGTGACTCTCAGGTTGATGAGGCAAAGCATGGTCGAGGCAAAGGGGATGGAAGTATCGGTCACTATCGACTGAGACGCCCTCAGATCCGACGAGATAAGGACTACGATCCAAAATTCTTCGATAACCTCCTGGAGACCGAATTCATTCATCGTCCAGTAAGAGACTACAAGCGGAAGTTCAACAATGAGAAAAGGAAGCTGATCCAGGAACTAGCCCCCTTCGTACCAATGTATCATCTCCAAATGGTCTATGATGAGGACAAGAAGGATTATATCCAACAGATCAAGATCACCAACAGAAATGCTGAACTCCGAAGTTACTTGTTTGATAAACTTAATGAACTTAGAGATACCGCTGGAGGTCAAGTGGCAGAGACAGGTAAGCTTGTGATGCAAGCTGAGAAGGCTGACATCATGAAAAGCTTGATCTTTGATCGAGAACTGGCAATGGACTACTCACTTGCTGAGAAGTACGGACAAGTGGTTGCTCAAGGAGGAAAGCTAAGGTTTGTTGATAAAGAGAAGGTAACTCCTGATCCAACATTTGAATCAAGGTACATTGCAGCAGAATCTGATGAAGCAAGACAGCAAGTCGAGGATGAACTCCATGAGAGGTTCCCTCGGAAGGCCCTGGAACTCTCCGGACATGCTGAGAAATGGGATGCTTTGAAAAGGGACCATCTCTCAGGACTAGCTGCTCAACAAGCCCCTTAAATTTGAACACGTTCAAAAGTATCACTAATAGTTAAGAGATCCTCAAAGGGAAATAACCCGGCTTCTAGCCGGGTTATTTTTTTTTTGGAAGAGGTTCTGGAGAAAAGTCCCCGGAATTTTTCAAATCTTATTAAAAGACATCAGAGGTAGATAATATTTTTGTTTTCTAAAATCCCAAATTTTGTAAGAGGGTGCCTCCTTATATGTACACGATTAATGGTTGATGAATTGTACCCCATCCCCATGTACATCCCCTACACACCCGGTTCAGTGGGTCGTAAGACTCAGCGTGCAAGAGATCAATGGCATGATCTTCGGCTTTCGGGTCCATGAGGACACTGGTAGCCAGCGTTACTGCTACACACTTACAAGTCTGTGAGTGTAGTACACATGAAAGACTGTGTGCTATGACAACTCGACTTACTAGGTGGTCCGTAAGGACTAGACCTTAATGAGTGCTTAGGTCACTCAAGTAATGTCGTACTCAACCGCTTGTAAGTAGTGCATCACTACCTTGTTGATATCATAGTGTCGATGACTATACAAGGTACGATTCGATCGCCCCTCATCAACAGCCCCTATTACCTAAGCATAGGTTTGATGTGCAACAGTATTACCTATTGAGTAGTGGTTGGCATGCTCCAACGATACTCAATCACCCTCAATAGGTAGTACATGTCTGAGCTTTAATGCCCTTACACTTGCGAGTGTACGAACATTACAGCTTACACAAGGAGATAGTGCAATGGTTAAGACAGTGACATTAGTTGTTGAGTCTTATGAAATTCAGATGACTAAGTATGTAGAAGCATGTGTTAAGAACTTCCTCTCTGTACTAGGAGGCACGAGCAAGAATAATCGTGCTCTCTTAACTCGATACTGGCAGCAGATAGATGAAGCCCATAACTATCTTAACGTGGAGAGATATGAAGCCTATAAGCATCTCTACCACTCAACCTTTAATGTGTTCTGCAAGTAACTTAAGTCATCGCCCTCAAGGAGTCTGTCATGGAGTTCTACGTCAACGTCAGTGAGTCGCTCTGCAACCTGTTCGCTCACCTGTTTCTGATCACCCTGGTGCTGATGACCTCTGCTGTACTGTTCTTCTGCTGCTACTCAACCTACTGCTGGGTAGAGAGCAAAGAGAAGGCTGTGGATCTCAAGGTAGCTTTCAAGGATGCCATGCAACGTCTCGCCTACAGGCACAATCGTACTATCAAGGTCAAAGGCAAGATCAAGATGAGCTTCAAGATTCTTCTCAAAACAGATGAAAGTGGTGAATTGATCAGTTTCGTAGGAGGACAGTTGAACAAGAATCAGATCGCTCTCAGTGAAGAACTCGCCTACAACTACGAAGAGTGCGTCCAGATGCTGTGCAAACTCCTCAACCGTAAACTCAAGCTGAAAGGTGGTGTGAAATGAAGTGGAAAGAAAGGCAGTTCTGGCTCCATCTGATCAACAAAGCCTGTCGCCAAGAGAAAGCCAGATGGAGTCTGATCAACAGTGCAAAGAAGTATCCCGCTCTTCGTGAGTTACTCTGGAAAGAGAATGAGAACATCCATCGCCGACGCTTCCCAATTGGAAGCTTCATGGACAACAAACAATGTGTTCTGGATTCTATCTGGGAGCACATTCGCTGGATCGAGTACTGCCGAGATGAGTACCAAAGCTAGTCATCGAGCCGTCTTCTGCAATGCATCAATTGCCTCTTGAGATTGTTTAGTAGACTCCTTCATATTGGAAGAAGTTGCTACCAATATAAAGAGTGCAAATCCAACTCCAGCCCAACTCCACACATACTTGTTGCTGATCTTCTCTTCCTCAGAAACCTGTTTGAGAAGAAGTGCGAATGGAACAAGTAGTAAACAGATGCAAAAAGGAATTATATCCCTTGCATCACGATTGACATCTGCTGCTAAGAGCAAGGCCCAAACAAGAACAGGGAAGAAAGCAAGCAGCAGAGCAATGGCAATCTTCATGGGTCACTCAATGGTTGGGTGATCAAAGAAAAGGCTCTTGGAGGGTGTATCAGACCTTCCAAGAGCAGGATCTGTGCTCAAAAGAGCACTAGTGGCAGGGTTAAACATACCCTGGACGCTCATGTTGCGTCAAGATGTAAATGTGTTCACTCCCGTTCCGTGGGCAGACGAACGCAGCGACTTCGCTCGCTATCCTCGCTTCGTCGAGCCGCCACCCGATTCGCCCTGGTCGCTCAGTGCCTTCTGGATCGCCTACTGCTCGATCGCTGCCGTCCACACCGAAGAAGTCCCTAAGAAGCCTCTGTGGACTGACTTCCTCAGCAAGGCAAAGCAGATCGTCGAGGCTCAGAATGGCAAGTACGAGGGCTTCCTCCAGGCAATCACCAAGGTCCAGGGGGACACAGGCGAAGGAGCCGAGTACGAGATCTTCCTCGGTCAGCGTCATGGAGGACCAGTGGAAGCCTTCGTAGACAAGAACACAATGCTCGACAAACTCGGAATGCGTTGCAAGTACATCAGACTGGATGTAACCAGTGGATCAAAACCTGCAACAAGAAAACTCGGATCGGGCTACGTCCCCTGGCCGATCCTTGCTGCTGCAAAGAGTCGTCGCTGGTGGATCTGCAACATTGATCTGGATCCCAAGAAGGATAAGGAAGCCAAGAAAGCCTATCCAGAGAAGGCCAGAGTTCTCTATGACAATGGTCATATAGACATCACCTTCCCCAAGTTCATTAATGATCAGTATCGAAAGTTCGACAAGGAACGTCGAGACCTTATTGAACAACTGGTATGCAACTGTCCTCACGTTGAGTATGCCTACATCAGTGCTGGTAACTGCAAGGTTGTCATCATTGAGAAAGACTCAAAGGACAAACAAGGTTGGCTTCATCTGGTTCAAGAGAATCTTGGTATTGATGTCTACGATGCCAAGAAGACTGTGAAAAGATTGAGTCAACTCGACAGACCGTATCTTCTGTTCGGCAAACTTGATCCTTCTCAAGTGAACTTCAAGCTCCTCACAGGTAATCGAAAGGATCTTGAGAGTTTCAATGACAAGGAAAAGGAATCACTTCTTGATGGTGCTATCTTTGCATCAGAAGACATTCGACAACTGTTGATTCAAACTCTCAAGGATCAACAGAACAAACGTAAGGATGGTGGAGTTTCCGAGTATCTTCTGAACTTGATTGAAGAAGCCATGCAGTATAACGGCAGAGCTTTCCTTCCATCAGGAACAAAAGTTGGAGATCGAATCCTTGAGAAGGGTGGTCAACTGAAGGGTCAATGGTTCTTCAGCAAGCAACTTCCAGAGAAGACCATTTGCTTTCATATGACTAACATCAAGGAAGAGATGGAAGTCAACAAGGATCAACACATCCGAATCTGTTGTGATCCTCAAGTAGGACATGACAAGAGTTTCATGACTATCCAGTATCTGGTTGCTCAACAACACATTCTTCCTCATGATCAAGTGAGAGAATGGTTTGTGAGTAACTTGGAATACCGCCTGGAGATGGTGAAGGCCGGTCAAACAGAAGATGATGCTCATCTCTGGATGTTAGAACAATGGGGAGTTCTTGAGCCTGGATATGCACTCTCAATCAGAAAGAAAGCTTACGAATGGATCTGTAATCCAGGAGCAAATGGCTGGCAGATGCCTAAGCTGTTCGAGGAAGCTTGCCTCTATGGAATGCAAAATCTGGTTTGTATGGATGAAGACTGGCACATTTCCTGCAAGATCCCTGCGGCGATTCACTGGCAAATAATCTCTGCTGCAACAGCTCGATCTCTCGGATGTCCCAAAGAGTACATTCCTAAACAGGGACTGAGCTTCTGGGAAGAACGTAAGTTGATCATCCAAGACAACATCAACTACATCAAGAATCTTCCGAATCATGGAGGTCCGGACCAGGACGATCTCTTCGATTGTATCTTCCGAAGAGTCGAAGAAACCTGTGGCGATGTATCTGTAAAGGCTTTCTTACTCAGGTCTCCTAATGATCTTGGAGAGTACTCAGTTCATGAGATTCATGGAAATCTTCCTGAATGTATCAATGGATCAAAACTCCCTGTGATCAAAGGAGACTGCAAAGAAAGCCGATGGCCAATTCAAGCTTCTGTTCAAGAAGATATGATCGATGAGAAGCGTGTTCGACTGGACAAGAGCAAGAAAGTTCAAAGGATTCTCTACTCAGTAGATACTTTCAAACGACATCTGCGAGAAAAAGAGGGCAAGGCCGGTCGTCTAGTCAACACATGTTTCAGTCACAGGGCTACAAGTCTGGCAAGTCTTGGCTGGAATAAGTCTTGTGAAGAGAATTGGATCTCTCCCTACTCAATGGAAGCAGCAATCGATCAGAGTGTTCAAGAGCGAAATCCCTTGAACATTGAGATCCTTGAAGCAGCCGCAGATGTAGTGAATGAATCTTGTAAGAACTATGAGAAGTTCTGCAAGGTCTATTGGGAGAAAGGTCAGAAGTTCTCTTACAGCGAAGAAGAACAGGTGGAACTTGAAGCAACCAAGGTAGTAGAGAGTGAACTCTACCTCCTCTTCAAGTTCTGTAAAGAGAAACTGGATGACACCATCAACAAGATGAAAGCAATCTTCAAAGAAGAAGCTCCCAAGCACATGCTTCCTGCCTTCAAGGAGTTCGAGTCAATCTCTAAGGACTCTGGAGAAGCTGTGAGGGTCTTGAGTGTCTGTAACTACTGGCGTCAGAGAAAGAACACACTTCAGAAGAACGGCAATGCTAAAGCTCATGAGGAAGCAATGGCTGCTGTCGATCTGAAGAAAGCAGAAGAGAACAAGTGGAACGAACGGAAGAGCTTCTTCAAGTTCGTCTATCTCACTCAGTTCCATCCGGTCTACTCAGACCCCTCAGTCTCTGACAAGGACTACTGGAAGTTTAATTGGCTTCTGACCGACTGCGTATGGTCAGCATTCATGAAGGAATGCAAGAATCAGAAGATCTGGTTGTTCAATGAACCAGGGAAACAGAAGGTTGAAGTTTTAAGTCTTAAAGAACTTCCTCAAAGAAGTTCAATCAAGTTTAACTCAACCTTCAAGACTCCCTACTCTGAGCTGGTGATCTTTAAGACTCCGGAGGATCTTAAAGACTTCTCTCAAGAGGAGGTTCATAAGATCTTAAATCTTAAATCTCAAGATTCTGGATTTAAAGATCTCCTGCTCTCAACCGGAAAAGCAGACCTAATCTATCTCTGTTCCAATCAGAGATGGGGTCGCAATGCTCAAGGTGAAGGACAGAACCTCCTCGGACGGATCTTGATGGGACTCAGGACCAAACTCCATGAGGCTCAGGAAGGCACTCAGAAGGCTCAGGAGGGCCTGTAAAGTTCCTTCAAGGATGAATCGCCCTACCAACCCCTTCAAATCGATTCTAGAGGCATCCTTGGAGGTTTCTCTCTTGTGACATCCGAGGCCCTCTCCCGCGCGTGTAAGTCTTCTAGATACTTGACTCTTAATGGTACTATTAAGAGATAGTACTATAAAGAAGTAGTATCTAAAGGTATTTACTTATACAAACTTGATTAATCTAGAGACCTTAGAATCTGTAGTGAAACGAAAGATTCTAAGGTCGATATCTAAGATTAATGATCAGGATTAAAAGAGGATTTCTTCTGACTGAAGTGAAACGTAAGTCAGAAGAAATCTATTATTCTTGATTAAAACTGTTAAGTTTAAGTGCAAAAAGGTAAGTCTTTTAATAATGTCAATAGCAATATTGACAAAATCTAAAGAAAGTTACAGGTCGCAGCCTTAAGTGGTAGTCTGTGCTCCCTTTAGGACGCCCGCTCGTCCTTCGGACTCACATTGCATGATCGCTCTGCTCACTACCTTTAATATCAATGTCTACTTTTAATGTCCTTGATATTAATGAAATCTTCAGCACAAGAAGGATCACGATATTTGCTATTGACTTCTTGATAGCAATTGATCCAATGCCCCTCAAAGGAGACTTCAATGGTAGAATTTGAAACGTATCCTTGTGACGAAGCCCTCCCGTCTGAAGCCGAAACAGAGCAGATGCGTATCGACAATCTGCCGGATGTTGATCTCCAGGACTGCGGATGGTGTGACGGGACTGGAGACGGCAATGAGATCCGACGCCGCTGTGAAGAGGGACCATTTTCCTACAGACCCTGTGAGCACTGTCAGGGTTGGCAACGTCAATACGCCGGTTCGATCCGTTGAGAATGCCATTTCCAGGGGCTAGGATGCCTCTGGAAGACACGATCGCCCTTTTACTACAGCCCTTCAGCACGAGAAGGAATCTAACTCTTGCTGGAGGCTCTTATGAACGAAGAGATCACGTTGAGAAAGCTTGCAGAGGGCGTCAAGGGAACTCACAAGGCCGAGCACTACCGGGAACAGATTCGGAAAGAAGAGACCGAGATCCGGATGGGACGATACGCAAGGCAGGCCGTGCAAGATCGATATTTCCGTGTAGGTCTGGTGCTGGGCAACCACTCCAAGGTCGGTTGCGTGTAATTTGCTGCACAAAAGGGATTGGTGGTTCCCTTGAATAACCACTGCTACGGTAAAGCGGGGCTGTCAAAGGCCGTCAATTACCGTGAGATAGAGATGAGGCTGAATAGCTCTATCAACAAAGATTCAGATGCAGAAGGGGACCAACCACCCTTCTGCAATTTTTTTTTCTTCAGCACGAGAAGGAAACAACTTCACTTGATGGAGACTACGATGTTTGAAGAGATCGTGCAGGATGAAACGTTTGATATGGTAGCATGGGAAGACTACTGCAAAGGCGAACCGGAGATCGAGATTCAGGACTACTTTGATTGAAGATTGAGGCAGGGGCTTAGGCTCCTGCTTCTTTTTTTTTCTTCAGCACAAGAAGGAATTACAAGTACACTCTTTCAGGAGTATGTCATGCCGAAGTTGAACGAGTTGGTCGCTGCGGTCTACAGTGCAAAGTCCTGGCCCGAGGTGACGGCAGCGGTCGGTAAGGTCTGCTTGGGGATCGAGTTCCTGGTCGAACAGGGTCTCAAGGATGACACTGCCAAGTACATTCGTGAGGAGCACGCCAAGTTGAAGGTCTACAAGCCGTCCTGGGCCAAGGAAGGACAAACTGTCAGGGATGCTGACTCTCTCCTCATTGCGGCGGGTTTCATGGCTCCCAAGGTCGAGGAGTCGCAGAAGTTCAAGCAGCTCGAAGGCAAGATCGACCAGCTCATCGCTGTGATTGCAGAGATGCAGAAGCAGCTCGATGCCGTCTGCGAAACATGGGGTGGTGAGGCTGTCACCCGAGAGGTCGTTGAAGAAGCCCCTGTGTAGAATGTTCAGCAGCGAGGGCCGGTCTGAACCGGCCCTCTTACCTCAACCAAGGAGATATCAGATGTCAGTAGTTGTCCTCTTCACTCGCCACAATCTGACAGAACAGCAACAGGAACAGATCGAATCCCCAGTAGATCTCGACTGTTCGGATCTCGCATCCACCAATATCAATTCCAGTAGGAATGCCCACGATATTGTGGTTGAGATTATCAGACGGATCCAAGCCACCAAAAAGATCAACTACCCCGAGACAGATCGACAGGTCTATATCTACGGAGTGATCCCGGTCCCGATCCGAGCCGAGTTGTGCAACTACCATGCAGATCCCGAAACTATGTCAGCAATCTGCATCGAAACTCGGGAAGCTTTCAATGTCCAACGCTCGGTTGAGGGACAAAAGCCCACCTTCGAGCACAAAGGCTGGCTTCATACAGGGACTTACTGGTTGCCATTTTAAGGAGTCTTCAATGGATTACCCCTGTGGAGATTGCCAGGGTTTGGGTTGTCAGAATTGTGGCATGTCTGGAATATCGCCCTTTCCCAGTCCCGAACATGACACTCCTGAAGAGTATCAATGCCACTGCGGATTGTGGCACCCCGTAAAAGAACAACGAAGAATGATTCATCGGAAGCTGCTCTCCTTCGGGACGCAGCTTCCTTTCTTTTTTTCTCTTCAGCACGAGCAGGATTCCTCTTCTTTTGCTGGAGTTTATCATGCTGATGATCCGTCCTCGCTGGTGCTATCTGAAGTACCGTCCGTTGCAAGTACTCATCCTAGGCAATATTTTGCTCCTGGAGCAGAAGATCACCAACCTTGTCAAGGAACGAGGGTTCAACATCGCCAGAAGGTATCTGTTCCTCATTGGAATCGAACATGAAAGCAAAATCGTCCGACTCGATCTCTATCCCAAGACCCTGAGAAACATTTGCAAACGACACAACCTCTTAGTCTGAATACACTTAACAGTCCCAGAAAAACTTCTGAAAAGATTTCTGGGATTTTTCTGTTGCCTTCTGAGGATGAGGGGTCTACTATTCAAGTGGAGAGCAAAAGGTAGCTACTCAGAAGAGATGAAGAGTAGCAATGTGGAGGATCTATCAATGAAGCTACAAGAATTTCTTCAGCTCACCGCAGGAGAAATGAAGAATCTCCATAAGTGGTTGCTGTACAAAGTTGAAGAAGTCTCCCCAACGACAAGACCCCTTCAAATAAAGAAGGCATTCTTGCACATCAAGCTCGCTGAACTGGAGCTTGAAGAAGCTCTTAACAGTCATCGCTCGGTCTGAGTCGCTCCGCTCCCAGCCCTCACTGACATAAGGATCAAACATGCAAAGACTCGATCAAGACTGTGAGTTACCAGTCGGCACAAGGGACGCCTGTCATGTACCATTTGTAGTGGCAAGGAAAGCCTATGGCAATCCTAAAGATTGGGAACTGAAACCTGGAGAGTTTGTCAAGTTCACCAATGATAAGTACACAGAGTTTGTTACTTGTACAAAAGAGGAAGCACAAGGAATCCTCAATCCGTTCCTTGATGAGATCAGCACATTCGAAAACGTCATTGTCTTCATGATGCCCGGAATCACAGGCCCTGTGCAACATGAGTTTGAAATCAATCCTCAAGTTCGACTTGATGAAAAAGAGATGCTTGAAGTGGAACTCGAAGAAAGGAAAGAACAAAATCCAGAATGTGCGGACTGCTACATGATCCGCAATAATAGAGTCATCCGAATGTGAGGAACCATGAAAATTGAAATCCATGAGATAAAAGAGAATCCTCCAGAAACTCGATGGTGCTGGATCATCCTCAAATGGGCCGACCAAGTAGGTTGGTTCAACAAAGACTGCGGACACAAGCCAACCTTCAACAAAGCCGCTCAAGCTGCATTTAGAAAGTACATCGTTCAGCCGGATCGTGACTGGGAAAC